GATCGCCTGCGCCATGGCTACTTTTGCAGCCCAGGACGCGCGCTTGCCGCTCCTTTGGGCAGGCCCATAACTGGCCTGCATCTGCGCCCAGAATGCAGATTGCACCTGTTCCCGATCGGCCAGACCGCGCGCAACCGCATCGGCAGGCCCAAACACGGCCCCGCCATCCGCCGGATCTTCCGTCACCGAAAGCTGCCCCGGCAGATCGTCTAGGGCGATCCCACGCCCAGATGAAACCGCCGCATGGAACCGCGCTTCGGATTCGTCCAGAGACCGCTGTAATTCGACCCTGCCGCCCTCGGTGGCCGGGTCGGGCCATTTGGCCCGCGCATGTGTCGAGGTCATTTCGTACTGGCGAACACCGTTCGCCCCCATTGCCTCGAATGAACCGCTAGTCACAGCCACCCCGATCGACCCAACAATTGACCCCGGCGTCATGACGATCTCACTGGCTTGGCTCGCGATCCAATACCCGCCCGACGCCGCCATGGGATTGATCAACGCCACCACGGGTTTGATTTTTGCCGCTTCGGCGACAGCCTGCGCCGCCGCCTCAATCCCGACCACCAGCCCGCCAGGGCTATCCACCGCCAGAACAATGGCGTTCGCCTCATCACTCGCAGCAAGGGTCTGCATAGTTTCTTCAAGGCCATGATAGGTGGTCCAGCCGAACCATCGCTCCAATCCGTAAAAGTTGGGCGTCAGAAGGCCACGCACCGGCACCACAGCCAGGCCTCGCTGCACCTCATAACGCTCACCACGTTCCAGCGCCTTTTGCCCATTGGCACCACGATCCGTTGCAGATAGGGCCGCTGAAATATCGGCAGAAAATGCCTCATGATGGACCTGCGTAGCGACAGCCGCCGGAATACAGCCAAAGGCCTCGGCCAAACGGTTATTCGTCATCTTCATCCCCTTTTTTCGGAAGCGCCTTTGCGCGTCATGTTCGGCGCGGGGTTCAGCACATCCCCGCCGTCAATCGGCGGCAGGCCTTCACTCACACGCGCCTCATTCGGAGTTTTGAACGGCCCTCCAACAGCGTCTTTCTGGGCCGAATATCGCTCTTTCGTGGTGGCCTGCATCAGCGCGTCAAAGTCATGACGCAAGAACAGACCCTGCCGCCGCTCGGCCTCAGTCAAAATACCCAATTGCAGGCTGTCTTCGGCCAGGACCGACCAATGCAGAAGGCAGTCCGTCTTATAGTCGATCGCCTGCTGCTGACCGTTGGCCTTTACCCCGTACTCCAGCATCTGCAACTTGCTAGGCGGCATCCGGTAGATCCCCGCGATCTGTTCACGATCAAATTTTCGGCTCTCCAGAAGCTGCTGATCCGCTGCGGACAAATCCAACCGCTTGATGTCATCTCCACCACCGACGATCGGAATCCCATTAGTTTCGGGATCGTCTATTGCCCCGCGCAGACGCTTCGCATTTCGGACATAGTCCTCTTCGTCCTCATAGCTGTCTTCCATCTTGATATAGGCCCGCAGCATCGAGCCAGAGGCCGATCGCGCCGCAGCCTCTTGCCCTGCCAATGCCAACCCCATGCTTTCTGCGGCGACCTCGATCGGGCTGCGCCCAGTCCAACCATCTTCGGCCATATATCGTAGGTGCAACATTGATCGCGATGGGCTGCGCCGATAGATTCCTGCCCCATCTTCGAACTCGTAAAACCGCGCACGACCAGCCCGCAACAAAGAACAATGATCGGGGTGCAGCACGTCGATCAGTGTCAACTCCCCCCCACCGTCGCGGGGCGAATAAGCATATGATCTACCGCGCAGCGCGTAGGCATAGACCAAAGCAAAACGTGCAAGTTTGGCGGGGACCATTGGCGCGGCCTCGACATTCAGAAGATAGCCTGCCGGATGTTCGCGCACTTGCACCTCTTGTCCGGTTTTCGTGCGCTGCATCACTTTCAGCGGCACTTTGGACATGTCCCCCGCAATGATATTGCAACACGAAAAGACCGTCGCATGACGTTGCGCGATCACTGGCGTGACAGGCGGCAAGGTTTTCACCCGACTGCCCCCGCCACCAAACCCGAGATTAAACACCTCAGGATTGGGATCAGACGTGCCCGAGGTCGCTGCCAAAACCACAGGAGGCTCAACACGCAATGCGCTTGTGTCCTGACGCCCCAGAAAACGGGAAAATAGGCTCATACTGTCAAAATCTCCCGTGCTTTGCGTTTCTCTTCGGCATTCTCGGCCCGGCCAAGCGCCATGATCGCCGCCACCGCCGGATCAATCCGGCCCGTGGATTTGCGTTTGTTCGGCTTGACCTGCTCGGCCGCATCCTCGTCGCGATGCACATTGCCCACCGCCCAGGTCAGCACCGGATTGCCATTGTGGCGCACCCGGCCTTCCATGGTGCGCTGTTCAAACATTTTCATGGGCGCGCTCATCGAGGCATAGCCCTGACCATGTTCCACCATCGGCCAGCGCCGCCGGATCGCTTCCTTCACAACCCCGTCCATGCCCCAGCGGTCATAAGCGATCTCCTGCACGTCAAAGCGGTCCATGATCCATTGCAGCCGCTGGATCACCTGGTCCTCGTCAATCGCCCCGCCCTTATGCACCTCCAGCCAGCCCTGATCACGCCAGGCCACGAACTCGCGGTTTTCTGTCTGGGCGCGCACGATGAACCCCTTCGGACCCTCCGGCAGGAAGGTATAGCAAATCAGGTAATCCACCCCGCCCACCGGCACCGCAATCACGATCGAGGTCGTGTCCACCTTCCTGGACAGATCAAGCGCAACCCAGGCCTTGCGCCCGTAAAGCTGCTCTTCCTCAAAAGGCTGCGCGCCCCGATCCCAGACCGAACGATCAATCCAGGCCTGCGCCCCTTCGGTCCACAGGTTGAGATGCAGCCGCTTGAAGTTCGGCATCCGGCCACTGATCGCCTGCGCCTGCTCATACAGCCGCGCAAGGTCTTCTTGCTTGAACGACACCCCCAGATTGGGATTGCCCATCGCCCAGGCCACCGGATCCGCCGGATCGCAATCCTGGGGCGGCTCGGCAACGAACGCAAAAAAGCTGTCGTCGTTCACGTCGCCGCGCAGCACCTTATCCGAATACCGCCGCAGCTCACCGCAAACCGAATTCAGGTCCGCCCCCGCCGTAGTGATCGCCCAATCAATCGGTTGTGATCGTGCCAACATCGATTGCACAACCACCTCGGCCAGCTCCCGATCCGTCCAGCGGTGCACCTCGTCGCGCGCGGCAAAATGCGGGTTGATCCCATCCGAGGCCCCGCCATCACGCGAGAGGCATTTGATAAAGCCGCCGGTCAATGGCGTCTCAATTTGATAGCGCCAGACCTTCATTGCCTGCGGGTTCGACAACAGAGGCGAAGCCGCAACCATTTTCTTCAACTCATTGAACAACAGTCCCGCTTGATCGCGCGTCGTGGCCGCGCAATAGCCCTGAGGAGACGCCTCACCATCAGCGATCTGCGTATAGAGCGCAGGCACCGCCGTGTCCGTGGTTTTGCCGTTTTTCTTGCCCACCTGGTGATATGTAGACTTGAACCGCCGTAACCCCGTGCCGATCCGTTTCCAGCCAAAGACCGACCCATGCCGGAACTGTTGCCAAGGCTCCAGAGCCATGGGCTTACCCGCCATTGGACCAGTTGTGTGCTGGATAAGCTTGGCGAAGTTCAAAATCCTGTCTGCCGCCGCGCAATCAAAATACAACCCTCGGTCCCTGCCGGTCTCCAAGTCCATCAGGTGGCGCTCGCAGGCCATTCTGACCAGATCGCCCGCCACCCTGTCCCCCTCGACCACGCTGATCGCATAGGTCGAGACCGGATGGTCAATCGGCTGCATTTGTCCCGCTCAGCGCCTTTTCCAACTCATCCAGGAACGACCCCTGTGCTCCGTTGGAAATCCGCTGCTCATCGACAGGCGACATCCCAAACAAAGCCCCGATCCGCTGCATCGTCGCCATAGCATCCTGGCGCTGCCCCCAAGGGGCGCGCTTCTTTTCCTGAATACCGTTGCGCGTCTTGGCCTGATAGTAGCTGCCCACCGCAGCCAGATCGCCAGTGTGCCGGATGAAATCCGCAACAGCCTCACAATAAGCTGCAAACAAATCCTCGTAATGCGGCTCCAGCCGATTTTTGGACATCATGACCGGAGCCAGACGTCCCCAAACCTCCCGCCCCTCAGAGGTCATGAAATCCGGCGCATCCGGCACAGGCCGCTGCATTGCGCCTTTCATCGGGATCACCTCTGCAACCTTGGGCTTGGACCCTTTCATGTCTCTCTCCTAACCTATTGAAGGTGGGCTTTTTTCTCCAATTCTAGCCGCGCGAAAGAAAAGGTATCCGCGCCGGTCCGGGCCCGAGGCTGTCTATTTTTTGACTACCCCCCCTTGGCGTGGAACACCTCTCGCGCAGTCTTTCGGCTGTGGCACCGATGACAAAGCCCCTGCCAATTCGACCGATCAAAGAACAGTTTTCGATCCCCGCGATGCGGCGTGATGTGATCCACATCCGTCGCCACCTCGACAGCCCCCAACTCTGCGCAATCCACGCAAAGCGGATGCCGATCTAGGAACAGCCTGCGTTCGCGCCTCCACCGCTCGGTCGATCGCGCCTGGATCCGGTCCCGCCATCCCGCTGTGTCCGAATGCGAATG